ATAAGAAGCTACTATGGAATCAGCTCCTACAGTACTATTTTGTATATTAGGATGATTTGGACTAAACATATTGTTTCTTCCAAATGGATTATTGTAAATATTTAATGATCTCATACGTGGACCACTGTAAGCATAACCATATTTTGATTCATCTCCTCTTATTGATATTTTAGCAATAGAATGGAAAGATATCTTGTAATCACGTTTTAAAGTAACATCTCTTGTAGTATTGGAGAATGGAGATATAGTATTTGTATTAAAATCAGCACTTTGACCTAATTGTGGAGAAACACTTAAAGTTGTACCATCATCTACTGTACCTAATCTTCTACCAAAAATTGTAGTGAATAATAAATTAATAACAGTTAAAATTGGTTCACCAATGTATCCTGTGTTTACACCAATAACATTTCTTAATTTAGCACTTACTTGTGTGGATATATTTACTTGTCCTTGGAAATAGAAACCAGCAGAATGTATTGTTTTTTTGAAACTATCTCTCCAGTCGTTGATTGTTCTACCTACTTTAATAATGTAAGAAAAATCTTGATACAATAAACTATCTTGTATTCTCATTGTATTTTCAGAAACTTGTCCGTCTTGATTTATGTAAGTGCCTGCAGTATCTAAAACAGAAGTTACTGTTGTTGTAGCTGTTGCTTGATCGAATTTTTTTATAGTAGCAAGAGCCCCAGAACTTAACCCTGTTAAAACTACATTTTCACCAAATGTGCCTGAAGCTTCAGTTAAAATTATAATATTAGTATTATTATTTACTGAATCTACTTTAGCAGTTACGACAGTAGAACCGTCTGAACCTAATGCTGAAACGGTTTCTCCAATTGAAAATATTCCTGAACGATCTACAAATAAAACATTTACTGGTAATTTTAATGTAGGTGGTGTAGGAGAAAGTTGATGATTTTTTCCTGGTTCTACAATTTTAACTGAAAGAACTTTACCAATTTCACTACCATAAGCTTTTACTACAGCACCAACTCCACCTGTGCTTGAAACTGTAACAGTAGGTAAAGAAATATAATTTGATCCTTTATTAATAATTCTTATATCAGTAATGTCGCCAACGCCTGTTGTTGTTTCTTGTACAATAGTATTTCCTGTGTAAGGATCTCCTCTTGTTGTTTCATCTTCTAAAATTATACGATCACCACTTGAATCTTCATTTACAAAACCTCCATTAACAATAGAAATTTTCGCTGTAGCCGCTCCACCGCCTGTATTTGTATTTGTGAAAACAATATCATCACCTATAGAATAACCTGTACCGGCATCATCAATAAAAAATTCTGTTATACCTCCACGACCAACAGCACCTATTTGGATAATAGAACCTTCTCCACCACCTACAATTGTTACATCATCTCCTTCACTGTATAAACTTCCAGCATTTGATATTGTAGGAATATTTGGTAAACCTGTAATCGTTGCTTTAATATATGTGTCATCATTATCAGTTTGTGTTCCTCTTATTTCTTCACCTACAATAAATGTTCCGTAAATACTATCTTTGTTTAAAATAAATTCAGTTACTTCATCCGAACCAATTTGAAATTTAAATATACTTTCTATTATAGCAGTAGCGCTTGATGCTTGGCCTGTTATTGTTCGGCCTATTAAATTGGCACCATCACCTGTTGAAACTATTGCTCTTAATATTTTACTTGTATTCCATTTACCATCCGATACTCTTAAAAGTTGTTCTCTTGGATAAGTTATTTCTGATTCCAAACCAAACAGTAATCTGAAAAATACTTTATGACCTAAACTTGTACCTTTTAATCTATATAATGATTTTACATTTTTAAGTAATGTTCTTTTGTTTACATTAATATCTAAACTTTCAGGTATAGTGTTTAATAATTCATTCCTAAATTTAGTTAAAAAATTTGATATAACTTTATCAGGATCTCTAAAGTTTAATAAATCTTGTATGTTGTTTACTGGATTTGGTTTGTAATTTTTTACCGTTGTTGTAGCATTTGATTCTAAACCAATAATAGTTTCACCAATTATAAATTTATCTTGTGCTGTTATGAATAAACGTCCATTATCTAAATCTTCAGTTAATATAGTAGATGTAGCATTAGAAGTTTCACCTCTTACAATTTCTCCTCTTGTGAATTTACCATAGATAGAACTTTCTAATATTATCTTATCACCTGAATCTAATTGTGTTCTATCTGAATCAATACGAGAACCATCTAATAATAAATTGTTTTCTTGGTTAGTTTCAGTTTCTAATTGAATACCATCCGTTCTTTGTACATTTTCTACCGATAGTTCGGCAGCTTCCATAAATGTATAATACGATTTTAAAAATTGTACAAACTTTGGATGATCGTCTAATATAAAATCTGGAACCTGTGAATTAATCAGGCTTGTGATTTTATTATTGAACTTTGCCATTTTAATTAATAACTAGTAGTTGTTGTGTAACCTACTCCTGCGTCTGATGAACCACCTACAAAAGTATCAATATCAACCGTAATTATAGAATTAGTAACATCTATTTCTACAATTTGATCTCTTACTGGAACAATATCATTTGAATTTGGTTTTACAGTTAATTCTATTACTGTTGAAGATACTCCTCTAATATTTTCTATAGATGACATATTTAAAGAATTTAATGTAATCTGGCCTGTAGAATAATTAATTGTGCCTTGATTGTTATTAGCATACGTTCTAACAGAACCTATTAATCTATATCTTCTAACATTACCAGCACCATCATCATCTAAGTAATATACATTAGTTATATCACCATTTATTTTAAAACCTGAAGATTCTAAAATACCACCGTTTACAGAATTGTAACCTGTTACTGGATTGTATAATGAATTTCTAAAATATATGTTATATTTTGCTGAAGTTCCTAAAAGAGGTGTAAAGTTTTTTCTAACTTTAATTGTAGTAATGTTTGATACTATACTTGTATCAGTACCATCTATTAACCCTATAACTTTTGAATATCTAAAAACTCCATCAAATTTTTGTAGTGTATTATTATTGTAATTTGTTAATGTTGAAATAATATCAGATTTTAATGACGTTGAAGTTTTAGTAGTTAATTTTTGATCATATTTAACTGTTGAAGTTAATATAACTGATGTAACTTCTGGATCAACAATAACAGGTACAACTGAAGCCACGTTATATTTTTTTAATTGTGTAACTATACTTTGTTTAGTAGCAGTTGTTAACGTAGAACCGGAAGCTGCCTTAATAGCAATCTTAACAGTACCATAAACTGGAGTTTCATCATCTTCTCCGCCCCAAGCACTTATTGATAAAGCATTTGGATAAATTGATTGAACTAATGATTCGTAATCAGAAGTTGTTACTGCTCTATTTTGCGCTGTGTATTGTAATGGCGCATTAAATCGTATAGATTCTTTTGATTGAGCAACATTACCGCCTTGAGCATTTGAATTTGTTGTAACTGTTAAATCAGAAAATCCCCCAACAGTAGTTGCTGGTGTAAATGTAGAAGCTCCGTTAGCCGCATCAACATTTGTAACTATATATTCTAATATAACAATATTTCCGTCTGATAAAGAAGAACCAATAACACCATCACCAAAATAAATTTCAAATTTACCATTTTCGCCTTCTTGTAAAAAATATGCTTTAGTTGTTGAACTAATACTAGCAAGGCCTGTTGCTAATGTGTAAGTACTGATCGTAGTATCTGTTGAACTATTCTGAACTCTAACTATTAATGTAGAAGTATCAGCTAATGAACTTGGTATTATAAATTTTTGATCCGGATCTGTAGTATTAACTGTATATCTAAAAGTTACTAACGTTCCTTCGTAAAATGTAACGTTTGAAAATTTATAAACACCATTTACGGGCGTTGTTACGATATCGGCATTATTTACAAATTGAAAAGACGTTCCATCAACTGCAGTTGTAAATGCTGTACCTTTAGTCATTGTAATAGATGAACCTGTTCCATCGTTTACTAAAATATCTATGTTAGCTGTTGGAGATTTAACTGATGAAGGTGTGTAACCCAACATCTTTGCTAATGATACAATATTTTTTCTGATGTCAGCACTGTCTAAGTACATTTCATTTGCTAACATGTTAGCATTGAAGCCAAGATAGTGTGTGTTGTATGCTAGAATATCTAAAAGTATTGCAAAACCAGAACCTTCAAAATTATAATCTTGAAATTCAGATTGACTTTGTAAAAATGTTTTTAAATTAACTTTTATATTATCAAAATCAAAATCTGATACTTCTAATTTGTTACTTGCCATATTATCTTAGTCTTTCTAAAAATGTTTGTACTTCTACTGGCTCTTGTGTGCCTACAATATAAAACATTATTCTTAAATCATAAGAATTACTATCAATATTTGGTTGAGCTAATATTTGTACCAATTTTATTCTTGGTTCAAAGTTAACTAATACCTCTTGTACTTTCCTTTGTAGATTTAAAGCTGTAAGTGGTGTCATTGGTTCAAACAACATCGCTCTTACATTAGAACCTAATTCAGGATGAAATGGTCTTTCAAAGTGTGCTGTATTAATTAAATTTCTAACACTTCTTTTAACCGCTTCAACATTAGTTAATTTATTAACATCATTAGTTACCGTATTGCGACCAAAATCTAAATCTAAATCTGAGTATTTTCTAGTAGCACGCTTGCTATTGTTTAAAGCTGTTGTACCACCGGCATCGTAATTTGGCATAGTTACAATATTTATACTAGTTTACGAAAACATTTGAAGAACCTGTGATAATATGATTACACCTTGCTTTATCACCAGCTCTTACTACACCAATACCATTTACAAATACGTTTTCTGAACCTTGAACCATAGGTGGCGTTGGCCTGTGAGGAGGTAATCCGTGTGATGCTACTTTATCGCCAATTCTTACTACACCTTTACCATTTACAAAAACATTCTCGCTTCCTTCAATAGCAATACCGCCTGCTATATCTTGATTGTTACGAGAAACGCCTGGCATTATCTTCCTTGACCTCTATACTTTTTAAAACTTCTTCTTTTGTGTTTATTCATCATACATTTGCTATGAAATCCACGTCCAATGCTCGTTCTTTTTGGTTTACTTGTTTTTTTTGATGCGTTTGTGTTTCCTGCTACTTTTCTTGCCATAATTTTTTGCCTTTTTTAGTTTTTTCGAATCAATATCATCAATCATAAATGATAAATCATCAATTTTGTCAAAATCAATCATATATTTACTATTTATATTGATTTTTATTGTTGTATTTTTACAACATTCATTTAAGTTATTGATTTTACTGCTTTATTTCTTTAAAACTGTGGCGCTTTTTGCTTGTTTTAAGTAAAAATACAGTGTATATTATATGTATATGAAAATAAAACAACTAATAAAAATAA